ATTCTTGCTTTAGATCTTTGGCAATTTCATCTTTAGTAGATTTTTCTACTTCGGTGATTTTTTTCTTTACCTGATCGCTTTCTAAAACAGCTTTTTCCAAAAATTTGGGTATTTTCATAGTTTTTTCCTAAAATAACCAATTTCTAAATAAAATATACACTTTTTTAAAAAGAAAAGCAATTTATTTGCCAACTATTTTAAAACCCCTGCCAGGTGTCCCTTGTGCAGCGTGATAACATACTCCCGCTACTGCATCGGCCACATCTTTGCTTCCCTGCCTTGGATGGTCAATCTTTGAACCGCTAATCTCTTCTAATTGTTGTAGTTCAGTAACTAAATACTTGTAATAGTAATAATCTAGCCGCTTATCAAGCAAGGCTGACTTTAAGGTGTAATAAGCTTCGGGCTTTCTGTCTACCGAGAAGAAATCAGCATTAAACCCAGCCGATTTTAATGTCTGGACAGAATCAACTGAATTATGAACAAAAATACCAGCTGATAATCCAAAATTGTGATATTTTGGAACTTCTATATCGTAAACATCTTCATGCCCATAAAATTTAACCGAAACTACTTTGTGATTATTTTGTGATTTATAGTCTCTAAAGCCCCTATACCCTAATGATTTCAGTCTTCTAATTATGAAGAGGCTATTTTTTAAATTTAATCTATATCTAACTTCTTTTAATGTATCACTATTAGCACATATTTTTAATAATAACTCATTACTTACTTTTCTATTAAAATGTGGGGATTCTTCACCAAAATAAGCAGGCCTATTTGACATTCTTTCTTGATATTCTTTATCGTTATCCCATTTGTCTTGAATAATTAAAGCTATTCTTTTAGCAATTTCTTTAGTTGGTGATTTTAATAAAGAAGGCAAATTAAATTTCTTATTTCTTTCCCTCATTAACTGGGCTTGTTTTTCTCTATTTCCTGGTATTTTCCATCTTAAATTATTTAATTCTTTATGTAATTTAATATGACTTTTAATATGAGAATATTGTAGATTCAATGGTCTGTTATCTTCAGAATTAAAATTTCTATGATGAACAACATTATTTTTAGGTTTTTTCCCATAGATATTTCTAGCAACCATGTCGTGAGTCATTTCCCATTTGTTTGTTTCTGGTTGTAGAATTTGCTCATATTTTTGAATACCACGACTTTTAGTTTTTCTTTTATAGTGTTTTATATATAATGGCATTAAACTATCACCTAGTTTTAAATCTTGAACCATTTTATATGAGCCATCCCTCATTAAAAATAAATGTTCGGGAGTAAAATGAACACTTTCACCATTATCTAATTCAACTTCGTATACGGGTACTTTAATTCCAGTTTTTACTGCAGGTTTACATAATGCAGAAACTATCTCTTTTCTCTGTAAGTCATAAGAATAAATCCACTCTTCAGAAGTTATTTCATCTATTCTTTTACTTGTTCCATCAAGTAATTTTACCTTATTGCTTCCCAAATTACATTGCCACCCATCAAAAGTCACCTTGTGAATGTTGTATCCAATATCTCGTAGTTTATAAACCAGCTTCCTGATATCTTTAAATTGTATTTCATCTCTAGGCCCTGCCCCTATCTGTAACATAAAGTCAATGAAGATTTTAGGCTTTTTTTCCATTTTGCCTTCAGAACTTTTTACTTCTATCCAGCCATTGAATTTGCCCATAGCGAATCCAGCGCAGTCGCCCTTGCCCTCTCTGTTTAATCCCAAGTCGATATGAATAAATCGTTTATCGGTGTCAAAATTTTCGCTACTTTTGAGGTTATAAAACCAGTCAGAAAAATCACCAGTCTTGGGGCTAATTGGGTGTTTCCTATCAGGATTAACGTTGGCAGTAATTATGTCTGGGTCATTAAAAAAGCCTTGGATTGCCATTGACGGTATTGCTCCGTAATCTCGCATTGTTTTCTCAGGGTTTTGTCTAAATTCATTTTCATACTCGATTGGTATCATTAATCCCTTACCTTTATAAGTAGGCAAATATTTTCCCAAATCAAATTTCTTTCCACAAAACATTTCTTTGGGCATTGCTTCCCAAAGGGGAGTTCTTTGTCTCAACACTTTAGGATTGCTTTCTTCTTCTTCCCATTTCCTTTCGGCAAAATCATAGATATACCGGGGAGAAGTAATAATAAACATTTTGCCCTTGCTGAAAAACCTGGAACGAATACGCTTTTTGATTTGGTTGTAACTTTCCTCAGCATAGTCCTTGTCTTTCGTCATCGTGTGGAATGAGGCCTCGTCAATAACCGCACCGAAAATATTATATCCAAGTGGTGATTCCTCGTTAGAGCCTAGGGGCAGGATATAAATATTTTTTGGTAGTCTGATTTTTGATTTAATTCGTGGGTCAGGAGGGTAGAATTTTTGAAACCATTGATTGTTGTCAATCCTGTTTTTGATTTCGCCGAAGACGACATCCTTGGCTTGACTGAATGATTTAGAGATATTAACGAAGGCAATTTTAGTGCCTTTAGCGAAATGAAAATATTGCTGCGGATTCCTTATACAAAGAAGTCTATAAATAATATAGACGATTGCCATTGAGGAAACGTAAGTTTTTCCACTTCCGATTCCGGCGATGTAGAGAACCTCTTCATATTTACCTAGGTTTTCGAATTCATCGAAACTAGTTATGTCATCGAAAATCTTGGTAAGAAGTTTTTTATTATATGGCCGAGGAGCATCTTGTTTCTCAACAAATTTAGGGTTTTCCAGGAACTCCTTCATCGTCACCGGACTGAACTGGTATTCCGGGTGGCTTGCTAGGAACTCCAGGCTCTTTATTTGTCGTGGGCTTGCTTCCTTTAACCACTTTTCGAATTGCGGTGATAATAGTATGTTGGTCATCTTTGCCTAATTTATGGATTTCTGCAGCAAAAGTTTCTATTTTTATTTCATCGCCCATGCCACCCTCAATACCCTTAAGAGACTTTATTCCCTCAATGTCCGTTAACTTATTCAAAACTGCAAGAGCCGTGTTCAAGAAACTATTTCTAACTGAACCCTTTGCTTCCAGATACTCCCTTATGGCTTGATTATACAGGAATTTTAGCTTTTCGATAATGTCGGCTCTTTTTTCAACGAAATTAACATCCTCAGCAGCAGATTCTTGCCTAATGTAGGATATGTCTCTTTCAACAATATTTCTGGTAACATGTACTTGTATTCTACTGCCGTCTTTTATTTTTATTCCCCTAGAAAGGACAAGGGATATCTGATGAGCCCCGTATCCCATCTTCATTAATTCTCTTACCTTGGTCCTTCTCAGGGCAGTTTTTTCGATAGTGCTTCTTTTTTTTGTTTTGAAACCTGGCGCTTCTGCCTCTATTGTTTCTGGAGCGGGAATAACCTGGTCAAATTCAGCTAATTTTTTTGGCATAATATTTTCTCTTTTAGATGCTTTGCTATATTATACATAAATTTTGGCATCACGGAATTTCCTATTATCGCCCATTGTTTCGGTATACTTCCGAAAAGAACAAAATCGTCTGGGAAACTTGATATTCTTTTTATTTCTTCTATACTCAATGTTCTCGGTTCATTCCAATGTACGAATGCTCCCCACTGTCTGTTGCCTATTCTCAGCGATTTTTGAATTGTCGGACACGGCTTATACGGATTCGGTTTTATGAAAGAATATCCGCTTTTCTTGCCAACAGATTTCGCAAAACTGGAACCGATTTTTGTCACGTGCCACACTTTATATGTGTACCATTCTGGCTTCAACCATACGCATGTTTTTGTTGTTATGCCACCAACAACAGAAATAATAGGCAATATTTGAGAAGATGGTTTTGGAAAACTTGGTTCAATCTCAATGTCTTTTCTGACTCCTATCCATATTAATCTTTCCCTAGATTGAGCGACTCCATAATATTTGCTGTTCATCAATTTGCATTTGACATTGTAATTTGTCGCTTTAGTCGCCAACATGATTTCTTTGAACTTGCCTTTCATTGAACCGATGATTAAACCCTTTACGTTTTCCATTACGAAAATTTTCGGTTGCAATTCATTAACAAATCTGAGAAATTCGGTATATAATTCGTTCCTCTTGTCGGTTAATATTCTTTTGCCGGCTGTGGAAAAACCTTGACATGGCGGCGAACCGTCCAATAAATCCAATTCGCCTTTTTTCAAACGACTAAATCTCAATATTTCGTCACTGACAACTTTTCTTATATCTCTTTTCCATATTGGCACATCAAAATTTGCTTCAAATGTTTTAACAGCATTGTTATCAAAGTCTATCGCAAGCAATTCCCTGAATCCCGCTTGGCGATAACCAAGTGATGACCCGCCACCGCCAGCGAACAACGAAATCACAGTAGGCTTCTTACCGCCTTCAATGTTTCCGTTTCGTTTTTGTAAGTTTCTCCCCATATTGTTTTAACATTATAGCCCATTAAGAATAATTTTATATTAACTTTAATGTCTCTTGCGAAATTTTTTATCATTTTGCGCCTCCAATATTTATTCATTTTCAATATCTTTATCAAGTTCCTGCAATGCCAGAAACGAGAATTGTAAAAAATGATTAATTTGGCTTTCGGAAAAAAGAAATCAGGAGAACCTGGGAGGTTTTTGTAATTTCTTTTAAATCCGCTTATCTTGTTTCTTGCGAATATCATAGAAATTGCAATTTCCGGTTTCGTATTTTTGCCTTTTATTTTTGACATTATTGCGCTTCTGGTTTTTTTATCGAATACGTCCATTGTATTTACCATTCGTATCCGCATTTCGGACACTTGTTTGTCAATTTTATATTCTCATCCAATTCTGTTTCTCGTATATCATCAACAGACATAACGGTGCCGAGTATTCCACTGATTTCTTCGTGGGGAAATCCCAATATTTCTTCTTCCGATAGCTTGTCTTCCTCGATAAGCCCATACAATACCTCTGCCAATCTGGGGGTGTCAAATTCACCGGATATCTTGTTTAAGGCAAGGTTTAGGATTTTCTCTTTTGGAGGAGAAAGGTTGACAAAAACTACAGGGACTTCTTTATATCCTATTTTCTTTGCTGCTTCGTATCTCTGGTGTCCACCAACAATTGTCCATTGTGGTTTCTTGAAATCTGGATGCTCCCTGGTATTCACAACAATTGGCTCGACAAACCCGAATTCTTTAATGGAATCAACTAGGGACTGAAATTCCTGCTTATAAATTACTCTCGGGTTATATTCCGATTTAACAATTTTATTTATGTCAATGATTTTTACCTGTAATTCTTTCATTTTGATTTTTCTCCTTTTTCTGCTTCTTGCTCAGTTAAGTTCTGACTTTTTAATATTCTAATATTTGCTTTATTGGTTGCTTCGATTATTTCAGTATTAATCTCGTTCTCTTTGCACCATTTTATCAAACTATTAATATCCTTTGGGAAACAACCTCCCCCGTATCCTCTTTTGCCTTTATGAAACACTTCCCAATACATTCTTCCCATTGGCGAACCAATCCACTTAGAAGCCTGGCTTGCTTTTTTGACTACCTCAAAATCTGCTCCGACTTTCTGGCAAATGTCATGAAAGAAATTAGCAAAAATTACCATCAAGGCACCATGAAAATTGTTGGTATATTTACATACCTCTGCCTCCGTTGATGTCATTAAGGCACCGTGTGGGGCCTCTGGGAGCATATTTAAAACATCCATTGCGTATTTGTAGCTTTTTTCCGTATAACCAACCAATTGCCTGTCTGGGTTAATAAAATCTTCCCAAGCGGTAGCTTCACTTAAAAATTCGGGATTAAACAAAAGAGATAAAGTAGGATATACCATTTGGAGATTTTCTGTTGTGCCTGGCGGAATGGTTGATTTAATAACAACTACCTTATCGTGTAATTTATACAGAACCTCTTTTACGGCTGATAAATCATATTCCTTGTTTTTCCAGTCAAAAGGTGTAGGCACACAAATAAAAACATAGTCTGCTTGTTTGTCGACTTCATTCCAGGGATGGGTTTGTGACTTTCTTGACCAGCCTATTACCTTGTAACCCTGTTCTTGAAAATACCGAAACACTTGCGAACCTACCATCCCAGTATGGCCGATAACAGCGCAACATTTATTCTCTTTTTTAATTGAAGCCACCTTGCCCTCCTTTTTCTCTAACAAAGTCTAAGAATTGGGCTAATAATTTCAAATCAATAACTGCTAATTTTGTTTGCTTGTTATGTTGACGAAGAACTAAAATAGTTTTATGTTGGGGCTTCTTACAATATCTCTTTTTTACTTCTTCGTAAAGAGAAAATGCTCTGAATCTTTTGTAGCGCTTGGTGTCAATTTTGAAGGCAGGGAAGTCTTTAAGTTTTACATCAGGTTTCTTTTCACCATAACTTTTGCGAATGATTCGCTTGCCCTTAAGAATAGAGGCTGTTGTTTTTTCTAAGTCTTTCCATGCTTTACTCATTACTTCTCCTTTTACTAATATTTGGCGGTATAAACCCTTAGTAGACCGAGAAGGAATTGAACCTTCGACTCCCACTTCATCGGAGTGGTACTCTACCACTGAGTTACCGGTCTGTAGCCCTACAGAGACTCGAACTCTGGCCTGTTGGATGAAAACCAACTATCCTACCCTTAGACGATAGGGCCTGGCTAAAGCGGGATTGAAGGGATTTGAACCCTTGACTTCTTGCTTGACAAGCAAGCGTTCTGACCAGGCTGAACTACAACCCCTTAGCAGGCACGCCAGGATTCGAACCTGAATTTCTCGGTTAACAGCCGAGCGTGTTACCGTTACACCACACGCCTTTGTTATGTTCCGAGACCTCGATTCGAACGAGGATTAACGGGCTCAAAACCCGTCGTGCTACCAAATTACACTACCTCGGATTATCCAAAATAATGTAATTAGTTCTGTTGATTAAAAGTGCTTGGGTGTCTGACGAGACTTGAACTCGCATAAATCAGGCTCACAACCTGACGCTTTACCATTAAGCTACAGACACCATGAATGGTGCCGTAACTATGTCTATGGTATTTAACACCCGTTTTCTTCATAGTCAGGGATAAAAGATTTGAACTTTCGACCTCTCGGCCCCAAACCGAGCGCTCT